CGCTCCAGACCTAGCATCGTCTTGTATTATAATAGAAGGGCTACCTCCTGAAGCGCTATCAGCTAAATGTAATTTAGCGTTAGGACTAGCTGTTCCAATACCTACGTTGCCGCCGTCTGTTACTGTAAGTACCTCGACGCCGTTGTCTAATAGGTTAAGTATATCTGCTGTTCCTTGTTGGTTAACAATTAGCCCAGTGTTACTTGCTGAATTTCTAGTTACACTAATTCCACCAAAAAGTACATTAATATTTCCATTATCAACAGTAAACGTTCCGTCTTGCAATTCTAACTTGCTAATAGGGCTAGTAGTTCCTATGCCTACGTTGCCCTCTTTGTTAACAACCATTCTAGGAACTCCATTTGTAAGTAGTGCTATTTGATTAGCGCTAGTGTTAGTACTAGAATTTAAAGTTATTCTACCTCTATTAGCGTATTGAGCAATGATTTCAAAAAGAGCAGGGCCTATAAGAGCTCCACTTGTTGTAATGCTTCCAGCAACATCTAACGTAGTACTAGGACTAGTTGTCCCGATACCGACGTTTCCGCCCGCGTAATCGATACCTACTAAGTTGCTACTCCAATGGCTAGCAGGTAAGTCTCCACTAGTTAAGTAAGTGCTAGAATCTACTGAGCCATCAGCTTTTAAAAATTGTGTAGATAACCCGCTTGTTTTGACAAAAGAGGCCGCTTCTAAATCCGAGCTAACGTCTACTTTTATGGTAGATACACTTATAGGCGTGTTGTTGCCTAGACCATCTGTAATGGCCTTAGGGCTGCTAGTTAGCGCTGCATTATCTTCTAACTTTAATACCGCGTCGTATGTGTCCTTTATTCTCTGTCCTGTAAGTGTAGCCATAAATTATATATTCCAGCCGCCAAAAATTACTTCTCTTTGCGCGTTTAGTTGGTCTTTAGTGTTTAGTAAATACTCAGGAAAATTAGCAGGATAGTTGCACAAATGCGATACCATTCTAGATGCATAGTGCTGGGCCGTATCCCTAGTTTTTTCTATCATTAATTCTAGGTCAGCACGGCTTAAAGTTTCAGCGCTCTCGCTAGTGTGTTTAAATACACCTTTGTTATTAATGCTAAATTGACTAAATGGCAAAAACTCTAATAATGAGAACTGGCTAAGTGACGGTTTAATGTGCTTAGTCATTAGCTCTAAATAATCACCAGTTAACGTGTCATTTAAGACGTCCGCCTGTAGCTTGTCATATAAGTTAGTACCTAGTAGCTCGTGCACATGTATGTCCTGGGCTATCTCAATGTATTGTACTACTCTATCAAAATCCAGGTTTCCAGATATTGGCGTGTGTCTTACAAGGTCCTCGCGACTTATAAATAATGCTTTCATATTTTATCTTTTTTTACTTTTATTTGATGGTCTCCAGCTAGGATGGTGTCCTTTATCTGCTCTATCTATCTGAGCCTCAGCTACTCGTCTATCGTTTTTAAATCGTCCTGACTTTGGGTTAAAATGGTATTTCTTAGCTTGTGCTAGTGTACCCTTACGAACTCCAGTAAATGCACCACCTCCCCAGGGCGTACCGTCGTTCTTTTTACGCTTTATATATATGCGTCTTTCAAACTTATGGTAACAGTTAACCCCGCCTTTATGTAACCAAATACTATAGGCTTGTCCCTTGTGGCCTAGGGTTCTATTTAGGCCCTGAGATTTCATTTTTATTATATCCTCTTTACGGTACAGCTTGTTAGCTGACTCCATAGCCCTGCAGAACGGTCTCCCTTTTTTTGTTACACTAGAACCATGTTTTTTAGAGCCCTGGACGTAAGCATATCTTACCTTTACAAATTTATTATCCTGCAAGCTCTTAGCGTTTCTATTAGCTGACCCAGTACTAGATAGGGCCACGTTTAAACTAGCGTTTAACATACCCTCAAAATCCTCGTTTTCGGTTTCACCATCGTCTATCCTGGCGTCAATACATACCCAGTCTTTATCCTCATCTTCGCCTACACCTAAAAGGTATACTAAGGCCTCAGCTTTTTGCTCCTCAAAACTACACATTAATCTCTAGTCTTTAAATAAGCACTCATTGCTATCTCTATAGCACTGCTTAGGTTCTGGTCTACTGCATTATCTTCTTTGTCCTTATCGTTTACCTTATCCACTTTTTTATCGTCGCTTACATCGCCTGTATCGTCTTCGTCTACTTCCTGGTCCTCGCTTGTGAACTCAATAGGCTGTGAAGTGATAAACATTAGCTCTGGTACTTCACCGTTAAGCTCTAGGATTTCCTCTAAGGAGTCTAATATCTCATCCTGAAAATTACGTATAACTGTAGAGTTAAATAACTGAGAGGCTACCATAATCTCATCTGAGTTAGACGCTAAGCCATTCCCGCCGTCTTTGATTCCTAAAAGCATTGGGCTGGTTACTCTATGGCCTACAAGGATTTTGTGCATAGCCTCATTTGCCAGGTACTCATAATGACTAGGCGCGTCGTTTAAAGAAATATCTTCTACTGTGGCCTGGCTGTCTTTGTCGTCATTAAAGGCTACAATTACCTTTTGTCCTCTAGAGCCAGTAAGTTTGTTTTTAACGTCTCTGGTTATCTCGTCTCTTTGTGTTTTATTAGGTACTCCATTATTGAAATTAACTACCTTTGTACCACTAAAAGAATTCTTAGCGTCATTAAGTAAGTAGTCTGAGATTTCATTTTCTAGCTCACAATATGGTAAAGCTCCTGAATATCCTACAGGGCTAAAATATGAGTAACCTGAAACATAAGGCTTCAAAATAAATAATTCTACTAACTCCTTAGAGTTTCCAAACGTAGGTATTTTTTTTAGTACATCCGATTGTCTTTTGTTTAACCAGTCTGGATGGTAGTAGTAATGTCTTATAACACCCTCAGCGTCCATCTTAGAAGGTCTAAGCGTGTGTATAGGAAAATGCTTAATACCTACTACCTTACGGTCATTACCAGTCTTAGAATAGATTACCTGCATAGCAGCCATCCCTAGCATCTTACGCTCTAGAATAATCTTTTTAAGGTCTCTATGGTTTATAAGTTTTCTTAGCTCTTTTACCTTTGGGTTATCTATCTCTAAGTCTTCAATACAAATGCCCTGGCCGTATATTAAATCTGAGATACTTTTTATAGCTGCGTTATTAGTTGCGCTTTGTAGGTATTGCTGGATTAAAAAACTAAAGTAGTTATTGTCTTCGCCGTAAGCTACGTAGTCGTTAAACTTATCCTCTATAGCCTTTGGTATTTCGTAAGCGCTTAAATTAGTTATACTGTAATTCATTAGTCTAGTATTGTATAGTTATTAGGGTTTGCTCTTTGCTTGTAATCTGTTGTATTTGTCTCGTAGTTTTCTATGTCTTTATCTGTGGTAAAAAACTTACCTCTGTAAATTACCTCACCAAAATGTGTACCTACAAGATTGTACATTGTCTCATTTTTCAACACGTTTAAATTTGCGTTAAAAGTTAATCTTTGGTAATATCCAAAAGTATCTATTACCACATCTCCAAACTCAGTAGTGAAAATTGCTACTTCGGTATCTGACCCATCTGCGTAAATTGTCCAGGTAGAAATTGAGCTCTCAGCTTGCATCTTTTCGAGCTTAGTATTTATATAAATTTGGTCTAAGCCTGGGCCTATAATATCGATGTAATTCATAGTCTTTATTTAAAAACACTTTAACACAATATCTGGCATAAAAAAGCTTTTTTCAATATTTATTTTTTACCATCTGGCAGCACTGACTCTCACTGGATTTTTTACTTTCACAACTTTTAGACCCTGGTGTAGCCTAGACAGGATAAAGTGTCTTAAAACGCTTTAAAATAGCCTTAAATGAAATTTACTGTTTTGTTAAAAATGTGTTAAAATTGCCCTAAAAAAAGTAAAAAGCAAAAAAAAAGGACGCCATAAAGCGCCCTCCTTTCAGTTAATTTTTAAGTAATTATACTCCTAAAGTTACTGCGAAATCTGCAATCCCTGAAGCTCCTACATACTCCTTTGCAAAGCCTTTTTCCATTGCTGAAAACGTCAACTCATATCCAGATTTATCCCCTAAACTTGCCCCAGTCGAAGCTGTTGCGTTCATCTCTGCTCCGAATTCTTCACCCATTAACCAAAGTGTTCCATTGTTATCTTCGATGATAACATGAGGTCTGCCATAGGCTAAAAGTTTGATTTCTTTGTGAGTAGTACTGTCTTGTTTTTTAAGAGAAACAGTTAATGTTTGCTCTGCAAAAGTAGTACCATTGTCACGGCTAGATGTTAATGATTGCTCAAAAGTTGATGTACCTCTTAAGTCGTATTTAAAAGCGTCTGGCGTTGTCGCAGATATCGCTGTTACTGTTTCGTCTACAGTTGTAAGTGTACCCATGTCTGAGTAGTTAATGAAGTAGATGGCGTTCAAGCCTCCCACTGCGTCCTTACATCCCTCTAAACGTCCTGCTGTTATTAAACATGGCATAATTTTATGTGTATTAGATTGATTATTAGTTAATTAAGAGCCTCTACTTAAAGAGGCCCTTTAGATAATTAGGTTGAAATTATACTACTGAGCGTAATACTAATTCAGAACCGATAGCGTAGTTTACACCTGCACTGTAGCGCATTACCACCCTTACATTTTGTGACCCGTCGATGTCGGCTAAGTCAATCAATTTTACAAGATTTGTATCTGATTGCAAACCGCAACCGAACATTAGATTTTCTTTTTGTCCAGCTACCATAACTCCAGCGCTTAAGCCATTTGCTACGAATAACTTAACTCCTTCAAAATCCATTTGAGTCTGTCCTACATGGTAAAGGTCTTTGTAACCTAAGGCAGCTTGTGCTCTTACGTAACTTCTAGCGTCTGCTTGTGAAATATATATATGCATTCCCTCAGAACCGTATACAGTTTCTGGGATAGCGTCCACCACAGCCCCTAGCTGAGCTATGATATTAGCTGCAGTCGTTGCTGGTCCAGTTACGTCTATAACGTCTGCGTCTGCTACCATAAGGTTCACAAGACCGTCAAACTCACCAGAGCCGTTAGTATCTGTACCATTCCAAATGTTATTCTCTACTTGCGCAGCTACTTTACCAGCTACGTGCCCGATTAGGTAATTTGCAAACGATTTCGGTAATTCGTCAAAGCTAGAAAAACCTTGCTCAATGCTCAGCCAGTCGCTTTCGTAGTCTTTTTTGCAAAGTTCCAAGTTTACCTGAAAATCTTTAGGCTGTAAGTAACGCTCAGTAAGAGTTACAGTTGATGTTGCTGCGAAGTCACATGAAGCGTCTGCTACGATGTCACCCACTGCAAGCTTTTGCATAACTTGCTTAAATTTGATATTCGGCTTTACTGTAATTCCGCCTTTGTCGATAGTTGGCGCAGAAAGCAAAGCCGCGGCTATAAAGCCTTGAGCCTTTTCACCTGCGTAACTTGTTGTAATTGAAGTTGTTGTTGCCATAATTTAATTTTTAATTGGTATTTATTAGTGTTAATTAGTTACTTATTTAGTGCCGTTTATATAGGCGTGCACCCTATCCTGGATACTAGAGCCTTTTTTACCAATACCGTTAGCTTTTTTAGCTACTACAGCCTCTGGGCTGTGAGTTAATCCTGCTACTGGAGCTGGTGCTGCTACTGGTGCTACTGGTTCTGGTTCTCTCATTGCGTCCGCTAGAATTTTTTTCATATCTGCTAACTGAGCCTCTAGGTCCGCTACCCTAGTATCCGCTACTGGAGCTGGCTCTACTGGTGCGGGTTCTGTTGGTTCTACTGGCGCAGGTTCTACTACAGCTGGAGCTGGTTCAGCGGCCACTACGGGCACAGCCTCGGCTGGTGCAGGTTCTGCTACTGGAGTAACTTCTGCTACTGGTTCAGCTACTACTGGAGTAGGCTCTGAGGCAATATTTAAGGCCTCAGCAATTTTTCTTAATGTTTCTTGTGCTTTATTCATAAAGTTTCTGTAAGGGTTTATACTTTATTTAAAAACAGCTAACAAGGTTTTTTGTTTTTATAGTCTATTATCTAGGTAATTAACCCCGAAAAAAGAATGTGAACCCTCGTTAGTCAACTCTACAGCGTAAGTGGCCCAGCCCCAGGGGTGTGAATCTACTCCTCTGTACATTACATCTACATGGTATTTAGTAGAAAATACTGCAGGAGTTACCTCGTTACCATCTTCGTCATATACCGCAGCTTCTAAAACTATATGCCCTAGCTCTACTATAGAATGGTTATGAGTTGGGTATTCGTTCCCATCTTCGTCTGTTGTAACTCCTAGAGCTATCTCTTTTGTCTTGAATTGTTCTTTTGAATTAAACTCGTATTTTGCTATCTTCATATTAAATTTTTGTTAGGCATTCTAATTCTGAATCTGTTAAGGCTTCGTTAAAAACCGCTAAGGCTTTTACTTTGCCGTAGAAAGGTGTTGCTCCATTGAC